ATGTAAAATCGAATGCCTCATCCAGTCCTGCGCCGTTTACGGGAATGTAATACAGCACAATATTGTCCTTTGCAGTTGAATAAATCTTGCCCTTCGGAACAGAGCTGTTTAAGATCACGGTTCCAAGGCCCAAGAAGTCCTTAACGTATGTCAAGCCAAATGCGTTCTGCAAGCTGATCTGTGCGGTTCCAAGGTAAGATGCCACATCCAGAGGGTTCATAAAGTATACTGCTTCAATGTCATCATCCTCGAAAAGTACCTGCAACTGTCCCCAAGACTGCGCTAATGTGTCCTGAAATGTGGAGCCGGTAGCAACGCCTGTTCCTGCAGCAAGGAACTCAAAAAACTGCTTTCTGATACCCTTCTGCACATCCTTCAGCATTTCATCTGTAGTCATTTCAACGGCCTGATCGTAGCCCTTCTCAATGATAGCTTCTGCGGATGTAGCCTTTCTCCACTTCTTTAACGTAATCTCAGCCCATGTAACAGCTTCCGTCTTGTACTTAGACAGAGGGATGATATCGCCCTCTGCAACCTCACCATCTTCCAGTGTACCGGTTGCCTTATAGGTCTTTAATACAGTTCCAGACTGCTTAGCTACCTTTCTAGTTACGCCCAAAGCTTCCATCAACTTCTGGATGCTGTAACCGAAAATCTCGGTAAACTCAATCTCCCTTGCTCTTGCAAGGTCTGCCTTCTTAATTAAATTTGCATCTGCTGCCATTTTTTACCTCTTTCCAAATAATTCTGGGTTTAATGCAATGGCTTTTCTCCGCTCATTTCTGTCGGGAATTGCCATTATCTGCTCCTTCGTCATGGAAGAATACTCATTACCAGCGTTAATCCTTCCTCTTTCCTTCATAAACTCCGCTTTCGCTTCGTTATATGCCGCCTTACGCTCATCGGAAATGATTTTTGCAATCGCTGCGTGATCTCCATCCGCAATAGCTTCAATCAACGTTTCAACTGTTTTTTCCTCGTTGATTTCCTTATATGCCGCTACAGCCTTAATGTGGTTCAGCTCCTTGCGCATTGTTTCGCGCTCCTCTTCCGCTAAACGCTGTGCTTCAGCCTGTTCCTCTGCAGCCTGTTCCTCTGCTGTCAATTTTGCTCTAAGCTGTTTCTTCATTTCAGCTTCAGATTTACTCAACTTGTCATTTGCGGCTTTGTATCTGTCCTTTTCTGCCCTCTCAGCGGCAATCTGCGCCATCAACTGTTCTACTGTTGGTGTCTCTGTTCCTGAAGTGTTGTTCTCCGTTGTTGTTCCTTCAACTCCGGTCTTTACTTCTTCTTCCATGTTATTACCTCTACTTTCTGCGATATTATAGTGCTTCTCTGCACTTCCGCGAAATTTGTAACGCGCTTTCTCTAGCGCATATAAAAAGCACCTATATTTCTATAAGTGCTGATTATTTGAAATACTTGCAAGAGCATCTGCAATTTATGATTTCTTTTGCTTCCGCTCCCAAACTATCATCTTTTGGATACATCATAAGACTTTCACCAACAACAAAGGGTTCATTGATTGGCTTTACTGTTCCTCCGACTTTTAAATGCGTCTTTCGTTCCCTGTTGTCTCTCATGTCAATCCATTTCTTTTTGGTTTTTCCGCTGTTCACAGCAGTCTTGAACTGCTCGTAATTTGCAACTGTATTTGCCTCATTTTCAGCAATGTATCTTGCTCTATCATCTGATAGGAAATATTCATCATCTATGTTTTTGTAGGTTGTATCAACTACCATAGATGAAAACAGCGAAATGTATTCATCAAGCTGTTCGTCAATCTCCACATTATCTTGCAATACATCTCTGTATCTTGATTTGAATGTGAAAATTATAGCCTGTATGTCTGATATATTGTATTCTCCGTAAACAGTGATCAAGGCAAAAAGGAATAAAAGCGCACCCTCAAGCTCTTTTGCCATCTTAATGCGCTTTTTCTTCTCGCTCTCGCTTAGCTCCATTTCTCCGAAATACTTTTCGTAATCCATAGAGCGTGTCTTTGCACTGCTTGTTAGATTATTTAGTTCATCTATCATGGGCTACCCCCTTAAATTTGGGGAATTTTCCGTCTGATCGCTGTTATCCGGCGATAATCTATCGCTGTCCGGTTCCTGCTCTGCGTCTGCCGTTGTTGATTTCTCAAAAATGCTTTTCTGGTATGCGGCAATCAGATTACGGCTATCTTCCCAGACCTGATTTACGTCCTCAAAAGCATTCATAGCTTTCAGCGCGTGCAGTCCGTAAATACCATGACTTACAGCTGTAGCAAAGAAGTTAATCTTATTCGTCAGCTCAAAATTCTTCTGCCGCTTAATACTGGGCTGTACGTCCATATATCTAAGTGTAAGCATTGGATTGTCCTGCTCAATGAACGGCGAGATTGCGATTGCTCTAAGAACAACCTTTAATTCCTCCATCTTTGAGCCTTCCATGATGTTCTGCTGCATATTTGCTTCAATCTCAGCAGCATCCCATCCGGTTGCCGCGTCCATTGCAATTCCGGTCGAACCGCCGCTGTTATCATTACGCTGTGGCACGTTGCATTTTTGCAAGATTAGAGCACGTCTTGTGATGATATTATTCAACATGCCGGAATAGTCATAATTCACAGCCAGCGCTTCAACAAATGGTGTCTTGCCGTCCTGTGTTGTAAATGTCTGCATCCACTCATTTGTCTTGGGTTTTCGAACGGTGCTTGTCTCTGTTCCGTCTGCATTCTTGACAATCTCAGTTGGAAATTCTACGTCATTAGAGTGCCATATTGCCTGTGTGTTCTGCTCCACGTCATTCGTAAAATCAGATACAAGGATATTCAAATTATCCATCTCTGAGATTTCGCGCTCAAAGCACCCCATTCTGTCATATGACCGGAACCATTCAATGATCGGTATTCTTCCAAGTAAATTTGCCTCACCGCTTCGCTGTGTATGCATCCATGTCTCTTTTTCTGGGTCTACATCTCCATTGATGATGTGTTGCATATTCAACACTTCATATACAGCGTCCTTAGAGAAGCATGTGAAATACTTGTTTCCTTTATCGTCTCTGCGATATGTTACACCCAACATAGGTCTTTTGCCGATGTAATAACTTGAATACACAACAAAAGTACACATAGGGCTTAAAATATCGACATTAAAGGGGCTGTCTCCAGGTTCATATTCGGTATTCACATCAACATATGAATATCCGATACCGCATATTTCAACGTATCGTCCAAGCTCTTGCGTCTTTTTTCTGATTTCCTCTGCTTCATAGCACTCGTTCAGATAATTCACAGCCAGCGGTTCGGTATTTCCTCCGCTGTCACGCTCTCCACGCTGGACGAACGTTATAGGATTGCCCCACTTGAATGATGTGTGAAATTTTGTGATTTCATGCGCTACATTGTCTACACATTGGCAATCAATATCTGACCTATATGTTTTTTTTCGCATTAGTGGCTGATCGCCTGCATCATACTTTAGCAGAAAGTCAATCCTCTTTGTGTTAAACAGATGATCAGGGAAAGCGCGTCTAAGAACGTCAACAACGTTGTCTTTCGTGATTTCTTTTACATCCGTATATATTTTCCTTCTGCCAATAGTCTGCATCTCACACCTCACCAAAATCTCATACCACTTGATTGCGTTCTATCCGGGATATTGTGATATGTTGTCTTATCTTCCTCCGGGGAATACACAACAATCTTTCCGCACTTCTTACATCTATGCGTCAGGTTCATTGTTCCCTCTCCGCTATATTCCATTGCTTTCAATCCGCACAATGGACAATAAATTGTTTTCGGTCTTTTCATATAATCTCCGTACATACAAAAGCCCACGCGCTTTGCATTTGCGCATGGGCTTTTTGGATTAAACTTGTTCAGAGCTTTTTTCGCATTTTCATAATAGCATACTTTTTTTATGAATTGTATGAAACTTTCATAAATGATATTTACTAATTGTTTTACTCACAAGGCTCTGGTCTATGTGCAATTCATCTGCGATTTCTTGTTGTGTTTTTCCATCATATGCAATAGCCCGAATGATAATTCTCTCACGGCTTGATGCAGCACTTTTGGCAATTTCATCAATCTTGTTTGACATTTCGAGTAATTCATTTTCCTGTTCGTGAAGATTGTCTATCTTTTCACGTAACAATTTGCGTCTACGCTCATACTGCGCAACTGGAAAGCCCTCAATCTTAAATCCCTGTATTCCTCCAAGCCCTCCGGAAACTTTATCAACAACAGTCCCTTCATCAACAATCTGTTCAAGCGCATCCTCGGATTTCTTTATGCTCTGCTTTAACCGCCTGATTTCCTCTTGCATATCAATATATTGTGAAATTATGCTGTTTGGTGATCTCTTTTTCACGAAAAACCTCCTATATCGGACTAGGCATGATGATCGTCTTGTGCAATCCTATCGGATTTTCGATAAACATTTCGAGCTGCGTTATTCCATCAACCGCATCATCATGTTCATTATCTCCGATTGTCACAAATGTTGTCATTTCATCCATTGCATTCTGATATTCTTTGCTTCTGTAATACCGCTTTATTCCGTTTTTAGCATCCTGGTCCAGCTCTTCTTGTGTTGGTATTCTGGATTGCAAGAATATAAATTTGCGCTTAATATCGCCTGCGTATGCAATGATTTTTGATTTCTTTTCCATTCTGTTAGGGGCGCGTCTATGCGTACAACTGCATTTATATCCTTGTTCTTGCAACATCTTATCAACAAGTCCACAATACAGATCACCGCCTTGATTGGCCTCAAACCTTGTTTCCCTTATATCGTTTCCGACAATCTTACCTACAACAATAGGCAATGTAACTTCTTTTGGACCAGTGTTAAAAACCCAATCGAAAATATAAACGTCTCCATTCTCATATTCTGCACCAATAGGCATTGATAGACTATCGCCACCGCCCAGCGCAACATCTGTCACCGCAACAATACGATGATCTAAGTCCGGCAGAATACCGTTGAAATAGCGTAATTCATCTGTCTTGAACAGAATGCCCTCACGGACATATGGCTGTTGCTGGTATTTTGCCATCCATTCTGCGTTGTCCAGCTTTTCACGCATTTCTCGATAATAGGCTGTTGAAAATCCATTGATTTTGTAATTGAAATTACTTTCATCATTTTCGTTTAATGCTGGAATTTTACGGAATTTATAGCCGGGATTGCCGTCTTGACGTTTTCTAATGCGCTCCAACGGGTCCATAACGTTCCACAAGGTACCTACCATCAATTCCTTTGCGCCGTCATTCTTTCGGTCTACCATCTTGTTTAGATACTCTTGAAACGTGTTCTCCATTCTGGTAGGGCTTAAAGAATGCTCTCTGTCTCGCACAAGGTCATCAATGTAAAGGTATCCGTCTTTAGAAACATCAATAGCACCCGTCCAAGTTCCATCAATACCTCGGCAAGTGATTGTTGCAAATCTATCTGGATCGCCGAGAGTGATCGTAAATTCGTCCGCACTCTTGTCTGTTGGGAATGACGCTCTTTTTTTGTATTTCGGATGAATATAGTCAAAAATTGTCTTGAAATTATATTCTGGAGTAGTTATTAGATTTAACAATTCTTTGTAAAATCCCTTTGCAAGTATTCCAGAATGTCCACTCATTGCGCTATGGCTATTTGGACGCTTACAGGCTATCCATGCAAGAAAAAAAATACATACAGTTGACTTTCCAACTCTACTAGGCATTGACAGACCATAGAATTTGTACGTATTATCTTCTAGCGCTTGCAAATCGTCAACAACGGTTTTCAATGTATCCCGTCTGGGTTCATAAAATCGTTTCGATGGTTCCCTGTCTTTCTCCATGTAGAAGATAAAGCTCTCAAACAGATACGGACATTCAAAAAGAACTGTATCCCA